GCGACCACCGCCGCCTCGATCTCTCCGGCCGGGAGACGTGCGATGGCCGGCCGCTCCGTCGCGCCGCCCTTCAGCACGGCCTGGCTGACATAGTAGCGGTACATCTGCCCGCCCCGGCCGCGGCTGTGGCTCGGCGACATGGCGCGGCCTTCGCTGTCGAAGATCAGCCCGCGCAGCAGCGGCGCGGTGGTGTTCCGGGTCCGATTGACCCGCACCCGCGGGCTGACCTGCAGCACGGCGTGCACCGCGTCCCACTGCGCCTGGGGGACAATAGCGTCGTGCTCGCCGGGGTAGGCCGTGCCCTTGTGCACCGCCTCGCCGAGGTACAGCCGGTTGCTGAGGATCCGGTAGACGTCGCTCTTCGTCAGCACCCTGCCCCGCTTGTTGGTGGCGCCCTCGGCGCGCAGCGCCTGTACCAGCCGCGTGCAGGATTCCAGTTCGACGAAACCCTGGAACATCCGCCGCACCAGCGCGGCCTCGGCGTCGTTCACCACGAGCTTCCGCTCGCGCACGTCGTAGCCGAGCGGCACGAACCCGCCCATCCACATGCCGCGCTTGCGCGACGCCGCCACCTTGTCGCGGATCCGCTCGCCAATTACTTCCCTTTCGAACTGGGCAAAGCTGAGGAGGATGTTCAGCGTCAGCCGCCCCATGCTGGTGGTGGTGTTGAAGCTCTGAGTCACAGACACGAACGTCACGTTGTTCGCGTCGAACACCTCGACCAGCTTAGTGAAGTCGACCAGCGACCGGCTCAGGCGGTCGATCTTGTAGACCACTACCACGTCGACCAGCCCTTCCTGAATGTCGGCGACGAGGCGCTTCAACGCGGGGCGTTCCAACGTCCCGCCAGAGATGCCGCCATCGTCGTAGCGCTCGCGCACCAGCACCCATCCCTCAGCGCGCTGCGAAGCGATGAAGGCCTCGCAGGCCTCGCGCTGCGCATCGAGGGAGTTGAACTCCATGTCGAGCCCTTCCTCGCTCGACTTCCGGGTATAGACCGCGCAGCGGAGCTTCCGCACTGTCGCCGGCATCGCGCCGGTGGGCTTCGTGTCGCGCTTCACGCCGCGCTCCGGCTCGGGCGCAGCCCGAAGAACACGCGCCCGTTCCAACGCGTGCCGGTGATGGCGCGCGCGATGGCCGACAGCGACTGGTAGGGCTGGCCCGCGTACTCGTAGCCGGCGCGCGTGACGGTCACGACGTGCTCGACGCCCTGGTACTCGCGGATGAGCTGGGTGCCGGCGATCGGCTTGTCGTCGCCGCGCATGCGCCGGACCGTGACCTTGCCGCCGTCGAACTGCTCGCCGAGCGCCTCGAGGCGGACCAGCGTCTCGGGCTTCAGGCCGCCATACGCGAGCTCCTGGATCCGATAGGCCAAGCGGCTTTCCAGGAAGCGGCGGTTGTAGGGCGGCGGCTCCGTGCCGAAGAGCTCCCGCCATTGCTGCTTGAGCGCCGGCGTGGCGGCGGTCTTCAGGGCGGCGAGCCGGCCCAGCACGTCGGCGGGCGGGATGGCGGGGATGATCGGCGCCGGCGGGGTGCCGGCTTTGGCTTTGGTGGTGCGCGTCATGCGTCTCTCCGGGTGGTCCGGTTCGCATCCACGCGCTGGGCGGCCTGGAAGTGTAGCAACCGCTCTCCGCGGTCCGCGGCGTCGCGCGCGGCTTTCTCGGCAGCGCGGCTCCTGAGCCGCACCAGGCCGCGGGCCAACAGGTCGCAGACCTCGCGGAGGTGGGGCGGCAGGTGAGCGTTGGTGATCGGCAGGGGCATGATGATCCAGCGCGTGTGGTCCTGCCCTATCGATACGTTCAGCGTCGCGGAGTTTTCCCACCCGGTCGCGGCGGCGTCGCCCCATGGATCGGCTGCAGGGCCGATGGCCGGCCGACCATCGGCTTCACGCGCGGCCAGATTCGGCTGATCCGGCGCTTGATGGAGCTCTCGCAGGGGATGTTCTCCGGGCCGACCATCGTCGCGAACCAGTCCTGCATGCGCCGTACCAACTCAGCCTGCGTCGCGGGGACGCCCTCGTCGTTGATCAGCACAAGCAGCTCGGACCAGAACGCCTCCCAATCGTACCGCGGCGGCGCGCCGCGCCCTCGGCGTTCCTCCTCGATCACCGCCGCCGCGAGCGCGGATGCAGCAGGGGTTGTTCCTTGCGCCGCCGCGAACCGCTCCATTTCCGCATGCCGCACGACCAGGCTCTCACGCTGGATGGTGAGTGTGCAGCGCTGGCCACCCTTGCCGACCGGGTCCAGCATCTCGCCCTCGACCGACCAGAAATGGCCGACCTGCGCCTCGCCCTCGTCCAGCACGCGGAACGCATCGACGCGCGCAAGGTCGATCGTGCCGACGACGCAGCGCCGGCCAGCCGGAATGCACCGCTCCGTGCCGGCGGCGTCATGGTCGATGTCGCTCACCTCGACCAGCATCGCCGCAGCCGGCAGCGAGAGGGTGAGCTCGCCTTCCAGCACATAGGCGGCGATATCGCGCTGGGCGAGAGACCACCGCTCGCATAGGTCCCCGAGGGGATAGTATGGCTTCCGCTTGACAACGCTGCCCATCTCACCCCCGCTGGCCCAGCACGCGCAACCGCCGATAGGCACGAACAACCTTGCCGATGTCAGGGCGCAGATCCGGCGGCAGCCGCTGCGCCTCGATAAACAGGTCATCCATCTGGATCCCGAGGATCGCTGCAGCCTTCTCGATCAGCATGTCCCGCGGCGGGCTCTCGAGGTCGCGCTCGATCCGCGACCAATAGGCCGCAGAGATCCCGAGCCGCTCGGCCATGTCGGTCAGGCCAATGCCAAGTTCCGTGCGGCGCCCGCGCAGCAGGCTGCCGAAGCTCACAACACGCCTCCCTCAATCAGGGCATAGCGTTGGAGCCGCACCGCGACGAACCGCTCCGACACGCCGAAATCCCCGGCCAGGACAGCGACGAGGCCAGATACCGCATCGCTTCGCTGGCCTCGCGCCAAGACCCGGCATCCCGGCCGGCCGTGGTTCGGCGCATGGACCATCCGCAGCCCCTCTGCCCTCGCATGCGTGACGAGGCGGAGATGCAGGGCGGCGGGCGGCACCAGCAGCGCACCCATGAACTCATTCGCCCGCCGCTCGGAAAGCAGGCTCGCCCGATCGAGAGACGCCGGGCTTACCGTGACCGAGCGATAGCGCCGGCACGGCTCGCCGACAACCGCATCGCCGAGAACGCGACCTGGGACCAGGCGCTGCTGCGCGATGCGCTCGCCGCGGCGCAGGCAGCGCCCGACCTCGACCTTGCGGCGCTCGGCTTCTCGGCCGCGGAGCTCGACGACATCCTCGCGGCGGCTGGAGAGGCCGTGTCCGACGGTGACGCGCCCGAGGCCCTGTCGGCGCCCGCGGTCCGGGGAGGCGGGGACGGCGCGGCGGCCCCGGAAGAGGCGCGAGCGGAAGATCCCGCCGACGCGGAGCCCGACCCGCCGCGCCAGGCCGTCACCCGCCCGGGCGAGCTCTGGCTTTTGGGCGAGCACCGCCTGCTCTGCGGCGACAGCACCGACGCTGCCAGCGTGGCGCGCGTCATGGGCGCGGACCGCGCGGCGCTGCTGTTCACCTCGCCGCCCTACGGGAACCAGCGGGACTACACCACCGGCGGCGTCACGGATTGGGACGCGCTGATGCGCGGCGTGTTCCAGCACCTGCCCGCGATCCTTGCGCCTGACGGCCAAGCGCTCGTGAACCTCGGGCTGATCCACCGCGAGGGCGAGTGGCAGCCCTACTGGCAGGGGTGGCTGGACTGGATGCGCGGCCAGGGCTGGCGCCGCTTCGGGCTGTATGCCTGGGACCAGGGGCCGGGCCTGCCCGGCGACTGGAACGGGCGCCTGGCGCCGGCCTTCGAGCTGCTGTTCCACTTCAACCGCGAGGCGCGGCAGGCGAACAAGATCGTCCCCTGCAAATGGGCCGGCACGCCGAACAAGGGCAGCGGACTCCGCGCCGCCGATGGCGAGGTGAAGGCCTACACCCACATCGGCCTGCCGGTGCAAGAGATGCGGATCCCCGACAGCGTGCTGCGGATCACCCGCCACAAGGGGCGGGGGATCGAGACCGAGCACCCGGCGGTCTTCCCCGTCGCGCTGCCGGAGTTCCTGATGCGCGCATACACGGACGAGGGCGATGCGGTGTTCGAGCCGTTCGCAGGGTCGGGCACCACCATCCTGGCCGGCCAGCGCACCGGGCGCCGCGTGCGCGCCATCGAACTCGCCCCCGCCTATGTCGACCTCGCCATCGCCCGCTGGCGGATGCTGCACCCCGACCTGCCGGTGACGCTGGCCGATGACGGCCGCGACTACGACGCCGTCGCCGCGGCGCGGAGGGAGGTCACCGCCAATGCAGCCTGATCTCGTGGTGAGCAGCGCGCCGCTCGCATCCCTCGTGCCCTATGCTGAGAACGCGCGCACGCACGCGCGCCACGCTGGCCACCCTGCGCGAC